GCCAGCTCTTCACAAACAAAATACGCATTTTTATTTTGTACCCATTTCTGAATAGTTAAAGCTCCGCTGCCTGCACACATATCATACACCCATTCTTCATTCTGCGAATGGGTTAAACGTCCCACTAATGCTGCTAAAGATGGCGGAGTGAAGTTCTGCTTTTTATCTTCACGATCGGCTCTATAAAATTGCCAGATGCGCTGTAGATAATCAATTTCAAGATTGCCTTTTACCAACTTCAAATAGTGCAAACAAGATTCATCGGTTAGTTTTTCAATAGAGAACTGTTCAAGCGCTCCGAAATGTTCAATAAACTGTGCGGTTAATTCTTTTAATTCAATCATGTTTCTTAGCCTCCCTATAAAAAAAGCGAGACAGCGTATAAGCTGCCCCGCTTAAAGCTAAACCCCTGTAGCAGCGGTATGCGCTTTTACAAAAGCTGCAAAATGTCTTATCGGCCACCACAACGCAATGACAGCGCCTGCGATGATGCACAGAGGCAAGACGATTGCTAAAGTTTTTGCAAGAGCAGCGGACGGGATAAACGCGATGATGAGCAAGACAACTGCGCACAGTGCGATAAGCACGAGTGCGAAAATGCTGATCAATGCTTTTTTGAAACCTTTCATGCTTCCTCCTTTAAATGATAAAAATGCCGGATACAAGTCCTCCGGCGGGGACGTTTTCCTTTGTAAGGAGTTTTCCAATATGAGCGGGTACTGTCATACCGGACGAGGATGACTATACTGTAGCAAAAAAAGAGCGGTGAGGTGTTGTAACAGTGATTAAAAAAATGCCTTGAGTTTTAGAGGCGATTGCGTTATGCTTCTTGTATGATGAGCAAAGGAAGACCCCCTGTATAGGAGCGAGGGAAGCGTAAGGCGAGGGCAGTCGGTTCGAATCCGGCCGCCTTTGCTCATCGTATTTTTTTCATTTCGATGATACGCTGATATTCATTACGGCCTCTATCAAGTTCGGTTGAAAGGTCAAGTTCATACATCGTATCGATTTTAGGCAGCATTAAAGAAACGCCTTTGTGTCCCTTATTTCTCATACTCACATCGACGGCGATTTTCATATATTTACTTTCAGTTTTTTTCTTTAAGAAAATAAGTTTTTCACCGTCATAATAGATTGATGCATCAATAAGATAATCCATGATGTTATACCAATCAAAAACATCGGGAGCATTGCCGGTTTCTGCGTGGCGCTTAGAGTATTTAGCACTCTGCACTAATCCGGCTTCCAAGAAGATAAGATTTTGATTACCGATATGGATATTCTCTTTTGCGAGCGCAGCTTGTGTTTTTTGATCCAAGAAGCCGACCGGCGTCATATACTTTTTATCAAGGGTACGTGATACGGCATTATCAATAAAATCAATATGTGCAGCCTTTGCCGCACTGTTTGTCATCAGTGTTTGTACAACGGCACTAAACTGTTCCGGTATTTTATCAGATGCTTTTTTTATACACTCCGCTAAAACGGCAGTATTTCTACTCATCTTCCCTTGGTTCCAGTTAAAGCCCGGCGTAATGCCTTTCGGGATGCGTTCAATAGTTCCTTTACGCTCATTAAAATATGTGCGGTATTCTTCCGGCGGCGCTTCGGTTTTTACCCTGAGGATTCCGCCTCCTGAACCGTCGGCTTTCGGCGGTATCTTTATGCCGTCCCGCTCATAGCGCCTTTTTCTCGGCTCCGAGACTGCCCTTGTATGGCACTTACAACGATATCCGTTCGGCGGAAAATGGTTATCCCACCAAGGGTCATCCTTCGGCAAAATAAGACCGTTCCATGCGAGGTGCTGTTCACGGTGTTTTTTGGCATTACCGATACAGTACATAAGATAGGGATGCAGATCGCTTGCCATCGTGCGATCATATTGCGCCTTCTGAAAAGCGCTGCGTAAATTGACATCGTAGATAGTTTTAAGCCGCCGGTCGCTTCCGAGCTGTGCATCAATTTCTGCTCCGGTAAGCGGATCGGTCATCTTCTTTTTGCCCCACCAGCCCTTCTGTTGCAGTGTCGGCTTTAAATTCTTTTTAAAGTGTTCAAAGCTATGCCCTTCTTCAAGCGCTTTTTCAACCGCCTTTTTTATATCGCTTAATACATCAAGCTGCATAGCCTTTGCAACGGTAAAAGCGGTAGCGTGTTCTTCGTTCCAGACATCCTTATACGAAAAACCGACTTTTAAATTTTTATCTTTGATGTAGTTGAGCGCATCTTCGGGAATAAGAGACTCAGGCATTTATTCATCTTCCTTGTCAAAATTGGCATCACCTTCGGCACGGGATTTAAAAAATGCGATTGCCATTGTGCGGGCTATTTTTGCGGGATCCCAGCCGGTTACCAGTTTTTCAAGTTCCGCTTCAAAGCTCGTAAAATCGGTCGCTTTATCCGCTGCTTGTTCCAGTACTGCTGCAATATCGTCGGTAATAGCGATAAAGTCTTGCTCGTTTTCTTCCGGCAGTTCATCATCATCGCTTGCGTAGGAAGAAACGCCGCTTGCATTGAGTGCAATGGAGCCGGAGAGCGCTCCGTGCGTATTCAGTTCCGGTTGATACGGATTCGGCGCAGTGAGTATCTCGTCGTCTTTTTCCGGAGCAGAAAGCCCTAACAGCGTATGCATTTCCTGCGCCTTTACTTTTAATCCCAGCGGCACGAGCTTGTTAACGGAATCGACAATGAGCTGTACGTTTTTCGGTTCGACGTATTTGATACGGAGTTTCGGATAGTGTTTCTGTTCGCCGAAATTAAAATTGACATAGGGGATAACAAGGTCGCGGTTTAAGGTTTGCTCAAGCTGGCTCACATCCGCTTTTAAGATATCCTGTCTAACCGTCTGCTGGTCTTGGCTGTCTCCGAGCTTGCCCGGAGTGCCTTCGGCGCTTGCCGTCTGTCCGAGCACCAGCTTTGAAAGCTGCTTATCAACCCACTCGGCAATGTCTTGATAAACGGTTGCATTGCTCGCCGTTGTTTTACTTTCGATAATATCGATGAGCATTGAATCGGGGATCACCGCTCCGACATCTGCGCCGATTGCGGCAACGGCACGCTTTAAGGTTGCAATATCTTCTTTTGTTGCCTTGCGTCCGTATTTACCGATTCTCACCGGATAGCCGAATCGATCGGCGAATGCAGCCCAACTAGTTACGTCATACGTTTTAATCAGCCAATAAAAGAGCGCAGTAAAACTCAAACCGGAGGTAATCTGCTTGCCGCTTAGCAGATTCGGCTCATGCACGATAAACTTGTACAGCTCAAGCGGGTGCAGCTCCATACCGTAAGGATCACGAAGCGATAACACTCCCGTTTCTTTATCGTACGCGAACCAGCGCGGATCACGGAAGTAAAAGGTTTGCGGTTTCCACCGCGAGCCGGAAGTCTCCCAGATAATTTCATTGACGCTAAAGCCTTTGCCTAAAGCGTCGAGCGTGTTTTTAATTAAATCCATACAATCGGCGTGCTGCGCAATATCTTCACTGACGGCATCGGCGATTGCAAGGCTTTCTTTATCATCGCTTCCCGCTTGCACATACAGTTCCAGTCCTTCAACAGCGTGTTTGCGGGTTGAAAGCACTGAGCGGTAATGTGCATCGCGCTCTTCCAATTCTCCGGCAATCTCCAAATACTCCGCCGGAACGTCTCCGCGGCGCACCGTATCTAAAAGAGATGCCAGCTTCTCCGGTGTAAGCCCTGCAACTAAACCGCCCGACCATAAGTCGCGGTTAGAGTTTGCAACCGGCGTTGCCCGCTGTTCGGTTAAACCGTGCGTGTTTTTGCGTTCTGTAGTGCTTCCGGCTTTGTCGGTTAATCGTTCCAGCCATCCCATGGATCAACTCCTTTCATTCCGAATCTCGTTTTTGTTTTGACCGGCTCATACGCATACGGCTGATACCCCGCTTCAGCGCTTTGCAGTTCCGCATACTTTGCCATCACTTTGGCAATGCACGCATCACCGTGCCGTCTTGTTCTACTTGCGCCGGTGCGTTCAGTAACAAGCGGGACTCCCTGTACGACTTTTACAACCTTAAAATCATCACGGATAAAAAGATCGTCGGGCACGCTTGCCGTTTTTTCTTCAAATGCGCTTTTTAATTTGGGAAAATACTCGGCGTACCATTTGCGTGAAAGCATCACTTGATACACATACCCCGGCCATTCCTGCGCGGCAAGTTCGGCAATCATTTGTCCGTTTCCCCGTGAGTCAAAGGCGGCGCCTTCCAAATTACTCACTGTATTTCCGGCCAGCTGTATCAGCTGCCATTGTTGGGCAAACGGAATATTGCGCAGTTCAATGACGCAGAGCGTTTGGGAAACACCTTCTTTGAGTATTTCATCAAGCCAGATAACGGTTAAGTCTCCGGAGCGGGCAAAGTCTTCGCCGATAACAACCGGATTGCGCGTTCCTTGTAAAACCGGCTTTATCTCTTTAAACCATTTTTGAATGGTGCGCTCCCGCTTCCACTCGCTTTCAAATGTGAAGGTATCGCTTTCGGTAAATCGAAATACCGGCGCATCTTTTTTGATGCTGTCAATGAGGGAACGCGGGAAATACTGCGTCCCGTTTGCACGCGGCACACAATATAATTCTTCATCCGCGCCATCGCCGTAATCTTTAATGAGCGAAGCAAGCCACGCCGCTTCTTTTTCCGCACTCCATACCTCTCCTTTGACTTCACAAATGCGCTTGTATAAGCCGTCGCTCAAGGCATCATCAATCGTGGTGCGGTGCAGGGAGTACTCTTTTTTGCCGTCGTGAATCTCTTTGACTAAATCATTAAACGGATTATCTTCCCCGTCATGGGTACTCAAAATAGCAACCGAGCCGCCCCACATCAAAAGGGCTAACGCTGCTTTTAACAGTTCCGATAAATCATCGCAGAATGCCGCCTCATCAATAACGACATGTCCCTGCTTTGAGCGAAGCGAGCGCGGTACGGACGGCAGTCCCCAAATCTCAAACCCTGAATCAAAGCGGATTTTGTAAACGGTAATGTCTTTATCTTCATCTTTAATCACCGTCTCTTCCATATTGGAACAGGCGATGTTCAATAGCTTTGCCCAAAATGCGGCATCATTGACAAACTGCTGCGTCATTTCTTTTGCATACGAAAGATAGTAGCAGTTCATTCCGCCGTCAGTGCGTGAAAGCGCTGCCAGTAATACCGCATAGAGCGCTTCTACATACGAAGCCCCAATACGGCGGCTTTTTTCCCAGACCTTTACCTTTGATGTGTCTTTAAGCCAGCGGCTTTGGTAGTCAAGCAAGATGTTTTTGCTTAATGCTTCCGAGATGGTCATGCTTGTATCCTAAACACTTCGGCAAGAATGGTTTCCATTGCCTCTTTACTCACGCCTTTTTTCTTCCCAACCGCTTCAACCTTTGCTGCCGTCTCTTTGAGGATGAGTTCTTTGATAGCATCTTCCCGCTCGGCATTGAGTTTTTCAGCGTGTTCCAATTCCTTCAAGCCGCGAGAGACTTTAAAAATCACTTCGGTCATGAGTTTCGGATCAACAGCCTTGTTTTCCTTTAATTCTTCCAGTTCACAGATAAGGTCAAAAGCAACAAGCCGTATCTGCTCATTTACTACTTTACCCAGCTTGTTCCGCGTATCGCTGCCGTACTTTTCCAAGTAGGCTTCCGCAACCTCGCGCGCTTGCCGGTTTTTTTCGGCAAATTTTTTCATACGCTGTGCATAGCGGTTAAGTGAGCTTTTTGAGATCAGCGGCTCTCCCGCTTCCGCATTGATGGCATCAACGATTTCAAGCTGCGTTACATCCGGTCTGTTGAGTAGTTCGATCAGGCGTTTGCGTAACGGTTCAGGCAGCTTATCAACGGCGCTTTTCTGTCCCATCTTTCTTCCCTCTTATAAAGCGCTTAATCCAGAAAAGGCGGCTCAATGCCCTCTACTCGGCAGTAGCCAAGTGCGACATCTACTCCTGCACGGGTAAGGTGCGCTAATACAAGACCTTTATCAGAAAGCCGCTCTGCCATAACAAAGCCGCGCACTTCAAGCCAATTGATCAGTGTATTCACATCAGCAAGGCTGACCGTATGTCCGTATGTTTTTAAAAGCCGCTGGAGCATTTCGTTTGAAAGCGTCCTGCTTGCGTCTTTTTCAAGTCCCTGCAAAATGATACTGCGTTGGTTCGGTAAAAATATATTTTCCATCTGCCTTAAAGCTCCTTTCTGAGCATCGTTTATGCTGCCTACTTCCGCGATGCGTTCGTGTTATTGATGAACCACCCTTGAATCTGCTTTAAAATATTGTTCATGCCTTTCATCTCCCCTTCGATATTACTTAACCGCTGGCCAAGGCCATCGCTTACGGTCTTTTGAAGCGCCGCTACGACGTCCTCAAGTTTTTCGATGTGCTCCTCCAGCTTTTTAATCTTTGCATCAGCTGCGCTTTGCACACCGGCTATTTTTGCTTCAATCTTCTTTTTATGATTTGCCCAAAGCCCGCCGAAAAATCCAGCGGTTGCTATAAAGCTGCCGATACAGGCAAGGATAAATTTGACTATTTCCATTTGTGCACCATCCAAGGCTATCTTAATTGCAGCGCAATTCCGATGCCGACTCCTCCTGCCAATCCGATACTTACCCCGCCTAAACTCCATAGCCACTTTTTGCGCCGTTCCGCTTTCAAGCGTGTTTCAAAGCCTTCTGCTTGTGTTTTCCAATACGCAACGTCAGGCTTATATTCAAGGACGCCTTGTTTATAACCGGCGTTATACGCTTCCGTGATACTCTTTTCTGCTTCTTCAACGACAATATCAAGGAGTTCCTGAACTTCCAGCCCCGTGTAGTTTCTCGTTAAGTCGATGCCGAACTTCGAGCCGGAAGCGGTCGGCGATGGATTGCTTTTCTCGGCGTAAAGTGTCAGCACAAGCGGAAGCAGCAGCAAGATCGCTCGCAGGCGTTTGTTCAATTTCTTGTCTCGTGTGTTCTTTTGCAGCATGAGATTTCTCCTTTATTGTTTGCTCATCTTCTTTACTACGGCGGTTCAACA